GGTTCAAAATCTTGTTCTCATCGAGCCAGACATACGTGAAGTAGCCAGACCCGTCTTTGCCATACTTCGGCATGAAGCTTTCCCGCTTAGCGCCCATGCGCTCCAGGAACCGATGCGCCTCATCATGGTACTCGGCACTATGGCACTGAGCGCGATGCGCGCCAACAGCCATAACGTCGGGAACCAGATGGCGCTTCATGAACTTCATCGCCGGAAGTGCGACCTTCTGGAAATCATTGGTCGAGAACATGAAGATGTTCCAGATCTTCGTCCACATCTCCAATGCGCCGAAGGCAACTACCGCTTCCCCATCGTACGTGCCGACATACTTGAAGTCTGCCTGGGCAGCCCAGTGTGCCAGGTAGAACGGATCGTCGATGGTCATCAGGTTAAAGATCTCCCGCCGGTCCAGCTCGCGCATGTTGCGCGCCACATGGACCAGGCGGGAAAACTTCGCTACCCCAAAGTTAACCAAACTCGTCATAGTCGGCCTCAGCATATCGATCCCCTGATATTGCATCAAAGGTCTCGTATGGGGAACCGCCAGTTTGAGCATACTCCTGGCGCGGTTTCTCGGGCTTCCTGCTTCGGTAGGCGACTGCCATATACCGGATCATGTCCGCACCATGTGAGGTGTGGTCATGGCGAGGCTTGTCCCGATACATGCCGCGCTTGCTGTCCCATTCTTTCTGGTACTGTGAAAGCATGTCGACGAGGTAGTCGACATGCTTGGAGTTGTCGAACCGCAGTTTCGGGAAGATGGTTCGCACCGCCTGGATACCGTCGGCCACACCCAACTTCGGCACGACGTTAAACCGTATGCCGAGCTTCTGCGCCACTTCGCGACGGGTACGACCCTCGGCCGACAACTCACGAACCTCGATGTCATGCGGCGCATAGTGCTCGCCATAGGTGAAGCCATCGCGGGCAGCTCGCTGACGAAGAAGTTCCGCGTAATACTGCAGTCCCTCGCCTTCCGCTTCGATGTATCCGACGCAGCGTATCTCCCCGTGGGCTCGTTGGAACAAACCGATGGCCATCGCATCATCGATGCCCAAATCCCAGATAGTGTCGACCGGGATCGAGGGGTCCAGGGGAGCCGGCTTGCCTATCCGACCTGTCGCCTTGGCTGCGGCAATCTGGGTCTTGTAGTACGCACCGACAAGCGCAGCATCGAACGAACAATAGAATTCCTGCTGGATGATTTCAGGCGCCATGCCGGCATCGGCCTCGGCCTGGATTGCTTCCTTGGTGACAACGGGGCTTCCGTCCTCACGCTTGGTGTCATCAACAGTCAGGAGCTGGCAGAACCAGTCAGGATGGCGCTTAGCCATCTCGTATAGGTCGTATCCGTGGTTACGACCGCGCGCCGTATAGATGAAGACCGCCCACCCGCCGTTCTCAGCCAAGATCGGCCGGATGTAGTCCCAAGCAGCAGGGTCATGCAGCGAATACTCAGAAAGGATAACGCCCACAGGATTAGTACCAACGAGACGGTCAACGTCGTCAGTACCAACGACTTGATAGATCGAACCATTGACAAACTCAATGAGCATCTCATCGTCGCGCTTCCTCTTGATGATCTCGTCGGGGAATGCGCCCAGGAAAGGGGTGCCGTCCGATCGGCGACCGTTCCAGACGATCTGCCTGCCCTGCTTATAGGTCGGGAGCATGTGCCAGTACAGCCCGACCCGCTTGAACGCCGCCGTGGCGCACCAGTTGATGCCCGTGTCGTCCTTACCCGCGCGGCGATGCCACACCAGCGCAGCTCGCTTCGTCCCACCCTCCATGGCTTGCCAAAAGGGGATCTGGTACGTTCGCGGCATCCAGTTGTAGGGCAGCGTGATATTCTTAGCCACGGCAGTTCTCCTTACAGGCAGAACACCTGGCTTCTTGTATCGCGCGCTCGTTCATCCGGTGTTCCTGGGCCATCTGATCGCTGATATGGTCCATGTCGATACCCGCCAGCGTCGTCAGGTCCCATAGATCATTCGCCGCCCGCTTCCCGAGAAGGGATGCCACACCGCAGTAATCCAGTCGGCGGTCAGCCATTGCTGTCACCGGTGAGCTTGGGGACCTGGACAACAACCTCGGCTTTCGCATCGATCGTCACGGGCGACGGACCGGCGGGAATGACCTGCGGCTGTTCGCCGTTGAACTGCACCAGGTTGATGACCACGCCACCAGGATCGGTCGGCTGGTTGTCGCGATACTTCTGCGGGTCATGCGCCTTCAGCAGGATCTCCAGCATACGATCCGAGTACACCCGCTCATAGCCCACGAGGTTACCCTGCTGGTAAATAGGGCGCTCAACGCCCTCCAAGGCACGGCGACGCGCCTCCTCCTCCAACAGCCCCAGCGCAATGGCTTCCGCCTCCTTGTAGTCCTCGGCGAACGCCTCGTCGCGCTCTCGCAAATACCAGATGGAATTGCGGGTCACGCCAATCGCCCGGGCGCTCAGGGCGCAGTTCCCGGACTTCGAGAAAAGCTCCAAGAACTCCTTCTGCTTCTCAGGCGTCAATTTCGTACGAGCCGCCATGGCAATCTCCAGTGTTCCAACCTCGAGTACATAGTGCCAAGGATCGAAGTCGACGTAAACGTGCATGAGACAGGAGAAAATTTACAAGACGACTTGTCACAGGGGGATAGCTCCGTGCTTCGTCAGATATTGAGACGAAGGTAGTAATAACCAACCAATACTCTGTAAGCCATTGAAAACAAATGCTTTTATTGGTGTATTAGCGTTATTGGCTCCGAACCTCTTTTTGAAAAATAATTTTTCCTTATGCGTGCGCGCAATTGATACTCCAGGAATAATAATATCTGGAGATTGTTACGGTGGTTTCTGGAGAACGGGGCATGGTGGATGATACGACGAATTTGGAAAGCGGGGTTCGACCCCCTGGTCTACGTGATCAGGGAGCTTGGGCCTGAAATGGCGTAAAATTTCTGTGTGGCTCCGAAGGACATGAGACCGAGCCTGGCTTCCTCCCCCCGGGGCCCTGGTCGACGGGCCTGGCACCGCGGCTGGCCTGGACCCGGCCGGGTCACCTGCTAAGGGCATCTGTTCTCATACATCGACACACAGTGGCATAGCACCCAGCACACCGCTGTATGTACGTATGCTCAGGCTACGTAATACGTATTATGCTACTACTGGTGGGGGAGGAGAGGGCTCAAGGGCCTGTGTGTAAGTGGATTTGGGCATCGACCGAGGCGCAAGGACGCGAGAATGGTTCGGAAAGCCAAGGGACCAAGGCCCTCAATACATGTGTACACACGCGCCATACACGGGCATACACACATCACACGCGAGCGCATGCGCACGACCCACGATCATATCACATTGGCGGCCGAAAGCACACCCCTAAAATCTTTTGCTATAGGCCAATTTTCTTGTTTACGAGTTCGAGAGCCCTTGCCATAATGATCCCATCAGACAGCAAATGAGCTGACTGGTTGCTCTTTGAAAACTGAATAGACACCGATCAGCTCCAGCCATAGAAGGGAGAACACCATGGCTACTATCATTACGCTGAGCAACGGCATGACCCACAAGGACGCGGCTGACCAGCTGCTGGCCATGCTCCAGTCCCACATCGCCGAGGGCAAGGTCACCTCCGATCTTACGATCGAGATCAAGACCAAGTCCGACAAGGCCGTGGGCGGCAGCATTAAGCCTCTGGTCGAAGAGCGCATCAAGCGGGGACTGTCGAATGCGCAGATCCTGAAAGAGGTGCTTGAGCTGCACCCCGAGGCGAAGACTTCCAAGGCCTCCGTCGCGTGGTATCGTTCGCAGCTGAGCAAGAAGCTGTACAAGCCCTTGGTGAAGGACCTGCGCAAGGCGGGTGTGACCAAGGACCTCGAGGACAAGGAGATTGTGGCGGTTCTGCAGGCCAACAACCTGTCCGACCTCGAGACCGCGACCAAGTTCTTCGAGACCTACGACTTCGACCAGTCCGTCGAGGTTACCGAAGAGGTCGAAGAGACCGCTGAAGCCGAGTGAACATCAAGATGACCCCCGAGTGAAATACCTCGGGGGTTTTCTTTTACCCTTGCTTTCCAAGGGCTTATTGACTGGACTTCAGGCTATAATTCGGCTATCGACAACCAATGAAAGCTTGCACGATGCGCGTATGGGCGTACCTATTCACCACAGTTGCCATCACGTGCGTCTCGGTGTACTTTGCATGGCCCAAGGCTCATTGGTGGATGCTATTCCAGGGGATCGTGGTCGCGAGGCTGGCTCAGCTAGCCATCCGAGGTCCCCTGGTCAGGACCGACAAACCCAAGGGAGAATAGAGATGGAACATAACGCCAATCCCGCACCAGTGGTATATGTGATCCGCGTGGCCAATACCGAGGTGTTCGACGATAGCTCCAGCAAAGATCGGATCGAAGAGATCCTTTGCTCTGGTTCAGTATACGCCAGCCTTGATGGGGCCAAAGCCGCAGTCCTCGAAGACGTGCGAGAAAGCCTGCTGGACTGGAACGATGAACAGGACGCGGTGGATGAAGTTGCCGTGCCGGAAGAGATCGAGTACGAGCAGACCCAATACTTGGACTACGCTGACAAGGTCCGAACCGCATGGCTATACTATTGCGGGCCTATCACCACCTATTACCGCATTGCTGAAGTCGAGCTTCACGACTAGCTCCCAATAGCATAAGGCTGATCCAGCCGGGTGGGGTAACCTGCCCGGCTTTTTTCTATTTCCATGAAGCCTTGGAATACGACATAATGCAATCACGCTGTTGATCCAAGACGGCATTGCAGAGGGAAGAAGACTATGCTGAAGAACATGAAGAAAGCGTGGCTGATGGAACAGGCGCAACGCGTGCCGTCGTTCGAAGATGAAGCCCCGAAGAACAAGGTCAGCATCTCCAAGGAATGGCTGGCCGAGTTCCTGTACAAGAACGCCGGTGTGCTGGGCTGGGAAGACGGAACCCAGGCCGAGAGCCGGAACCCTTTCAACTCCGAGACCGAGACCGAGTACTTCCGCGAGTACGAGGACGAGTTCCAGACCCGTCGCGCCGAGGTCCAGGAAGAGGACGCCGCCGCTGAAAAAGTGGACGAACCTGAGCCCGAAAGCGAGTTCAGCGTCGAGACCATCAAGGCGCTTAAGCCCCATGAAGTCACCGAGGAAATGCGGGAATGGATGCGTGGCCAAGGCTGGGCGTTCACGAGCGCTGGTTGGACGGCCAAGCTGGCCATGCCGAAGTCCTCGGTGAAGCGCGAGAAGCGTGCCTGCAAGGGCTCTGTGCGCCCGATCGTCGAGACCGAGCTCCGCAAGGGCACCAGCGACGAGGATATCATCAAGATCATCAAAAAGGCGATCCCCGAGGCCAAGACCACGAGCGGTTGCATCGCCTGGTACGCGTCGAAGCTCCGTAACAAGGGCGTGAAGCTCCCGAACCGCCCGCGTAACACCAGCAAGAAGGCCGTGGCGAAGGAGAAGGTCTAATGCTCAGGTATATCTTCTCCAGCAAGTTCACCGCGGTGGACTTGCTCGCGATCGGGACCTTGTCGCAGATTGCTCGGGCCAACCAGTGGGACTGGTACTGGGAAATTTCGGCCACGTGCTTGGCCTTGTGCCTGACAACGCTGATCGAGGTGCTGGTTACTCGTAAATAACCTGCTCGCATATCCGAGCAAATAGCCTAAGATGTAGGGGTAGTCGCTGGTCGGCTACCCCTTAATCGTTTTGGAGTATGCCGATATGCGCATGTGGATGGTAGATCCCAAATTGATGTGTCGTAAGCACCTCCTCGGAGAGCACGTGGAGCTGCACATGATCGTCGGGGCCATCAACAAGGGCAAGAGCCTTGAAGGCTTCCTTGTCGACAATATGCTTGAGCCCGTGTCGATCCGTGGTCGCCATGAAGCTATTGCAAAGGAAATGGCTCGCCGTGGCTACAACCACAAGAGCCCATTGCCAACACATCAAATCGTGCTGCCAACCTCTATTTTGCTCAAGGGCAAACGGATCCTGGCTATTGACATTATCATCGATCGCAAGGCCGCGTGGCTCGAACTTACTAACCGTTGTCCCGAATGCGCCAAGCTGGCGTATGGCCACCTGGAGTAAGGACGATGAACATGATATCTTCTCAACCCACTTCGGCTCCCCTGTCTCAGGGGACCAAGCGCAGCGAAGACTATCCTGTGGATCCGATTTTCTTCCGCAAGGTCGATATCTTCCCGGGTCAAAAGCTGCTCTACAAGGGCCGTTCCGCACCTGATACTGTCTGGACCGTCAAGAGCATTCAGACGGACGCCGGCAAGAAGGGCTACAAGTACGTGGATGTCATCCACAAGCTTTCGGACTATGTGGTGCTATCCAATGGCGTGGAGGTAAAGCAGATGACCTTCGGCTATATGTCCTATTCTGCTATCTGGAGGCTTGCATGATCACCCGCATCGACTTCACGTGGGAAGCTCGTCAAAAGATTTGCAAGGACGAGCATCTCTGGGCCGCAGTCAATGAGATCGTGCCCATCGGTGAATGGAAAGAGGGCCAATCCTATTTCCATATCAGCGAGATTATCGTGGACATTACCATAGTCGGGCAACAGCTGGCAGACCTTGGTGTGAATTTCGAGATCAAGGCTATGGCGCAGAATGCGTTCGTCAAGGGCGTGAACGCGCAGATCCAGGATCTTAGTCGGCGGCTCAAGCTCACTGAGGTACGGCTGTGCAACTCCGGTGATATTGTGCAGGTCCATGTTCCCAACCTAGGTCTCTTGGCGATCAACGAAGTCGAGTGGATGGAAGACGCCTGCACTGAAGCGCTTCAAGGCGAGTTGGACCGTGGTTGGCGCATCTTGGCAGTTTGCCCACCGCTGATGGAACGTCGGCCGACCTACATCATCGGGCGCTACAATCCCGATAAGGAAAAGGACCAAGATAAGCCCGTCTTCAAGACAATCGGCCTGCCCTCGCCCACGTAAGTCCTGGTTCCTGGAGTATAAGACTTAAAACCGTATATCAACATCCAGAAAAGGAGCGTCGGGAGATGCTTGAAAGGAAGGATTGCGAATTGAAAGGGCATCCGTTGCTGCTTTCACGGACCGCAGAAGGTGGTTACGTTGACGGGGCTGGCCGTGAATGGACCCAACACGAGGTGCAGCAAGCCTGGTGCGGAGGCCGATCGGTGTCCCTTGACGGCCAGATGTATCCGCCTCCGGGTCAAAGCATACTCTGGAGCAACAACAGGGGCTCGCGACAGCAGTAAGCCTGCGGTACTGTACATTCATCGATTGCGCGGACTGACCGCCAAACCCGAAGGAAGAGAGCCATGAGCGAGAACGAGACCAACGTCGAGACCAACACCGCCGAAGCCGTGCCGGCCAAGCCGAAGAAGACCGAAGCCGAGATCAAGGCGGCCGCCAATGCCGCGGCCCAGAAGCATCGCGCCAACGTCAAGAACTCCGGCAAGGTCGCCCTGCAGCAGTGGGTGCCGAGCGCCCGCCGTGACCTGCTGCGCGAGTTCCTGAAGCTGGCCACCGCCCGCCACGAGGCCGGCGACGAGGCGTTCTTCGAGAACATCCAGGCCCAGCTGACCGCCTACGCCCCGGCCGAGCCCGAGGCCACCGGCACCGAGACCAACGGCTAATCAGCCGACGGCATGCGATGGTGTGGCCGGCTCCGTAGCGGACCCAAAGACCGGCAACCTAGCATAGAGGGGCCCAGGTAGTTCGCGCTACCTGGGCCTTTCTCTTACTTGGCTAAGGAGTGAGCCATGAACAAGCTGTATGTCTTCATGTCCATGTTCTCCGCCGTGAGCATGGTCATCAATACCTGGCTGATGGTCGTCGTCACCCAGAACACCGGCAAGGCTGTCGCCCTGCTGGAGAGGCTGATCCAGGTCGCGGGCGGCTGAACCATGCTCGAGAAAGAAATCTGGCCCTGGCTGAAGCGTAACACCAACGAGGACTTCCACTGGCAGCGGATCGAAACGTCCACGGCCGCTGGTGTTCCCGACATGAATGTCTGCTATAGACCATCAGGGCTTGAGTTCTGGATCGAGGGCAAAGTTATTATCGGCAAGCGGGTGATGCGCTTCAGGCACCCGCTTCAGCCACTCCAGCATGCTTGGATTACCAAGCGTATCCACTACGGCGGAACCGTAAAGATCTTCGCCCTGCACGAGGATGGTGAATGGGGAGCGGTGTGGGATGGTCGACAGTCCGAGGCTCTGTTGACAGAAGGCCCGTCCGTCAAGCCTCGGCTGCTGTTCAGGCGACCTCTGGATAAGATCGCGCTGATTGCTACCTTAACTTCCAGGCGATGACTTCCATAAGCCACGCCTTTGCATCTCGTTGGTAATCTCCCGCAGGATTTCACAGGTGCGCTTGTGAGCGGCCTTCAGCTCCTGGTCGGAGAGCTCCGAGATAGGAACTCCCCGCCATTTCAGTTCCTCAGCCGGCTTCATTGAGCCGCTTGACCACGTTCCTAACAGTGGCCTCCAAGATTGCGTCCATGACTGCAAGGCGCTTTCCCTTGAACTCCGCCAGGCTCAGGGCAAAGTCCTCGGAGTAGGTCTGCTTACCGACAAAGCGGTAGGCCTTGAACGAGATATACCCCGTTCCCACGCCGATGTAGTCGATACGAATGTCGGGAAGTGGCT